CGGGCAAAACACAGCCACGCTTTCATGTTCGGATATAGCGTGTGCCGCTCCACCAAACAGTGCAAATCCGAACACCTTGTTTTTCATAAAACATTGTTTTGGGTTTGTGGTAAATATAGAGGAGGTAGGCTGATTTGGCCTACCTCCTCTTGTCTTGTAAACTTATTCTTCTTATTCTTATAGAAGTAGTTGAAGTAGTGGTTCTTTGGTTTTTGCGTATAACTTTTGCATAGTACGCGCGTATATAGAGAAAGTTTACGCAAAAACCGATTTTGAACTACTTTAACTACTTCATCTGCGACTGTTTCAGCTCCAAGACAGCGGACTCAATGAGGTTGTCAATCTCCTCAGTGTTCAGCGTGAAGCCCTTGCTGTTGAGGAAATCCATCACATATTTCTTTTTTTCCTCACCTCTGCCACTGCCCACATAGAGCATTTCAGCGGCTTGTACGGCAACCTGCACCCACAGTTTGATAGTGTTGAACTGCTCGTCAGTGGTCTTCGCCTTGATATAGGGAATCAGAAAAGCGGAAATCAGGGAGATAATCAGCGTCAGCACTGCGGTGATGATAGGGGTAAGATCAACCATTGTAATATCCTCCTTGTTCGTTGAAAGATTGTTCGGACGGTTCGATGTTGTAATGCTTCATCAGCTTTATACGGTTCTCAACCTTGGCCTTGGAGTAGTAGAAGCCTGTCCCCGTTGCGGTCTCTGCGGCAACTGCTGGAATGAGGTATGCCATCGGAGAGAGGTCGCAGGTGCGCCACATCATAATGAGAGCGAACACAATCACTACGATGTTGATGGAGAAAACCACGACCACAATTTTCTTAGAAAATTCCCAAGGGGCTTTTTGCTTTTTCCGTCTGCGCCGTGCCATTAGAGCTTTTTAGCGTAGTCAAGGGAAATCCAGCCAGCCCCGGATTTCAGCTTGCCCCACTTGGTAGCCCCCTGACCGCTCGACTCTGCCACGATGGTATAGACACCCGGCCTAATAAAACCGTTTGCGCTGTAGTTCGTGCCAGCTCCCTTGCGGATATACAGGTCTGTAGCGGTCACACGCACTGTATAAGGCTTGAACGCAGTGGAGGTGCTACCCTTCTCGTAGACCACCTTGCCGCTCTCGTCAAAGACCTTGTAGCTTGGGTTCTTGTCCACCAGAGACTTGGCGTTTGCCAAAACAGAGAAAGCACCAATCTGACTCTTTGCGTCAGACCAGCTCTTACGCACTCTGTAGAGCGTTTTTCCCGTAGGGGTAGTAGTTGTACTACCCCCGCCAGAAACGCCGCTCAGACGCTTTGTGACGGTCGTAGCGAGGTCTCCCATGCGAGAGTACATCCAATCGCCGGGGCAAGACTTGTTGGCAAACCAGCGGTGGACGGTAAGTACCATTTCCCCGGACTTCGGAGCGTAGTTCAGCGTCTTGGTCTTATCGCCCAGCCACAGGAGCTTGTTCTTGCCGTTACGCTTGCAGATGTCCACGCACAGTTCAATCAGGGCATTGTAAACAGCGGTGTTGAACGCGTACGGGGCGGTGCTGTCAGAAGCGCACTCAATGGTAACTGCCCTCTGGTCGTTCTCAGCAGAGGACGAACACCAAGAGCGGTTCTTTTCCTCCACGCAGAGGGCAATCTTCCCGTCCTTGCCGATACCGTAGTTACAGCTCGCTTCCCGCCCTTTCGGGAAACAGGCGCAGATACCCTCTGCGGTAAGCTGTCCCACAACACAGTGGGGAGTGATTCTGTCGATACTGCGTGTCCTCTGCCCGGAATGGTTCGGGCTGAGACTGGTGTACTTCACCAAGGAACTGTTTGTGTATGCCATTTCGTCATTCCTCCTTATAAGAATGTGTTATCATTGGAACATTTCTGATAGACCCTCTTGATGTTCTCGATAGCCATAACAGCCTTGTTATTCTCGTACTCAGGGTGTTCGGCGCAGAACTTTTCGTACCGGGTTACATCGTCAAGAATCTGGTCGAAATGCTCTTTTGTATGTTTTTGGTCGTGCAGAATTTCATCATTGAAGCGTAGAATCCTGTACCGGCAGGTGGTAGCTTCATTTTCGGCGATCATCTTTGCCAGCCGGTTCAAACTTTCCAGATTGGTGCGCTGAGAAACCTCAATAGCGGCGATAGCGTCAGAAAATTTTTTCTGAATGTCAATGCTCTGTTGCCGCCATTCTGGATAATGGCTTGCCTGTTCGATGATTTTCTGCACCTTCTTCTCTTTTTCTTCTTCCTGCTTGTACTTCTCAATCAGGTGGTTTTTGACGATATTGTATATCTTCCAAAGGAACACCAGAGCGACAATGATAATCGCAACGGTGGAGATCGTAATATCGCCAAAAACCTTCAAAAACTCGTCCATCGGGGTTCTCCTTCAACAAAATTTGATTACTCGTCAGGGGTATATTCCTCCCACCCCTGCGGGTAGGTATCGGGAGACCACACATTCCCATCAATCAGAGACTTGTACAGCTTGCCGTTGTACTGAACAATGTCCCCGGTGTTATAAGCGTCATGTCCACCTGTAGGCTGAGACCAGACGGGGTAGCCCTCCTCGGTGAGACCGATTGGGGTGTACAGAGCGGGTACGCTGTCAGGAGTCCAGTCTGCCTGAGAAGTGTGCGCCTGTACTACCCGGTAGAGTTGAGGGTCTCCCACGCTGTTCACGCCGTAGGTAAAATAATCATTTACCTTGTAAGAAACGCCAACCGCCCAAGGACGGTAGAGCGCAACGCAAATCAGTGCGGTGTCCTCGTCCAGACTTGCCCCAGCGTAATCCATAGCTTCCCGGATAGCCTGTGCCTGTTCAATCATGTTCATAAACTCACCCCCCACAATTTCCAGAGCTTCCTTCATATCCTGCACAATGCTTGCACCCTCATTGATTTCAAGGGTTCTGCCTGTGATAAGCCAGTCGCTCATATTACCCTCGATTTCCTCCCGCAGACCCTCCTTATTTGCCAGATGGAAGGTGTACTCGTCATACTCGAACATGGGGACTTCCTGATCGGTCATTTCATCAACCGCCGTAATGTCCTTGATGTTCTCTCTCAGACGAACCTCCACATACCCCGGCATGGGTGCGAACGGCTCAATACTAAGCGATTCGGGCGAGACATTTCCTCTTACTCTCATTGCTGACAACCTCCTTTAACTGTTTGATGTTGACGGTTTCATAATACTTTTTCCGCATGGCATAGGAATCAGTGTGCTTAAAACAGGCGCACCGGGACAAAAACCCGGAAGCCATTCGGTATGAGACAGGGCGTTTTTCCCGCTGTAGCTTCTGAATAAACCTGCTCTGCCGCATAAGTGCCAACGCCCTGCGCTTGCGTATAGTGGTAAAACCTATACCGAAGCACCTTCCCACAAAATCAATCTTCCGTCCCTTGCGGTCTTTCTTCTCTTTGCAATACCGCTGAATACGGAATAATTGATAATCGTGCTTCACTCTCATGCCAAGGCTTTCCACAAACGCAAAGATGTCATAGAGGGCTTTCCGCAGTTTCCGCTTATTGTTGTCTATCAAAACCAGATCGTCAGCATAGCGGACATAGTGCCGTATTCTGTGCTTCTGCTTGATAAGATAATCCAGCGGTTGCAGGTATAGCTCTGCAAGCCAAGGGGAAGTATAATTCCCGATGGGAAGCCCCGGACTATGGGAATCAATCACCTTAAAGATGATCTGCAACGCCTTTTCGTCCTTGATTTTCTCCCGCAGACGGGCTTTCAGATTGCCGTGTGGAATGGACGGGTAGAACTTGCTGATGTCCATTTTCACGCAATATTTGGCGTGTTTCCTGTCCCGTATCGTGGCTCGCTCCACACCCTTGCAAGCAAGGTCAATGCCCCGGTTTGGGATATTGGCGCAACTCCAATGATAGGAGGATTTCTCAATAATCGGTTTGAGAATCTGCATGATAGCGTGGTGAGCGCACTGGTCGGGATAGAACGCCGGGACTTGCAGTTCCCTCTCTTTCCCGGATAGCCCGTCCTTGATGATACGGGTCTTGTACGGGGAGAGGAAATCCATGTGAATCAGGCGTTCCGACAGGTCGTTTGCGTAATACTCCAAATTGTCGAAGACCTTCTTCACCATTTTTCGGTTTTTCTTTTTGTGGGAAGCGTTTATGATAGCCAGCCTACAGTTATCGACCGAAACTATCTGTTCGTATAAAAAGCCATAGCGTTTCATTTGCTTTTGTTTCTCATAGGGCTTTCGAGAGTGAACCTACTAACCCTATCCCTCCAAACTATTTTTTACCAATGGGTACGGCGAAACAGCGACCAATGAATATTACCTTTTAACAAAAGTAGGCGAGAGCCAATGTTCGTGTTGGAATTAGACGAAGTGTTGTTCAAATTAGCCGTAAACAGACCGCATTTCGACCCATTATTCCAATTACCGCCGTGTTGGAACACTCGCTTTTACTGTTCGCCTTAATGTGTTTTCAATTTTAATATGGCGTGTTCACCCACCTATGTGGGGGAGGGAATCCCCCACACCCCCTCAGGAGGGGATATAAAGCAGGCGAGAGCCAATGTACGCGCCGGAATGAGACGAAGGGTAGTACAAAAGAGCCGTAAACAGACCGCATACCGACCCATAATCCCAATAACCGCCGTGTAGGAACACCCGCCAACCTGTGCTACTCCAACAAGCGTCACAGTAATAGGTGGACTCACTGCCGCTACCAGCCGTGGCGGGGAGCATGACATGAGTGTTTCTCAATGCGCTTGTGTCAAGACCTTCTTCTGTGATATAAGAACTACCCCAACTCGTACTTCCCTTGAATGAGAGCTGGTCGTAGTAACTTGTAGTATCATCGGCATACTTGGACGGGTCATTGCACACATAGTAAGTGCCGTTGTTCCAGTTCACACCGTCTACCCATTCCCACACATTGCCCCAGAAGTCCTCAATACCTCTGTAGACAACGCCAGTCTTACCGTCCGTGCCAGAAGGTCTGCCGGTGAGATTCGGTACGGAATCGCAGGAACCAGTTCTCAGAGAGCCGCTGTTACCGTCACAATATCCTCTGCCGATTTTGTTTTGCACATTGTTGTCTGCGAACTCCACCAGCATGAGCATTTGGATAGCAGATACCGCCGCAATATCAATCAGGCTCCAACCCGCTCCCTTTGCCTTGGCGTTACTGCGGAACTGCGCTCTCGTCTGCGATACCTGCGGACTCGCCCCAGTGACAGACTTGTTATTGCTGGAAGTCTTATACGCACCCACATAGGCGTACTCGCTCTCCTGCCCCGCATGATTGAACAGGGGGTGTACGGAGAACCCGGCAGTAGGCTTGTCCGCAATCTGAATGTGTTCCACATTCCCTTCCTTGTAGCGGCGATAATAGAACTTCGGGATTTTAACCATCACATCGTTGGTGGATAAGGTCTCCCGTACCATACCTTTCCAAGGCATAGCGTTGTCAAAATCGCTGTGGCCTGCGCTTGCCCCTACAGAAGCGGTGGCGGTCATGCCGACAGCGTTATCAGTTCTCGCCCATGCGGGGGAAGAAGTGGTGACATCACGGCTGATACCGTAGATTTTCACGAACGACAGCTCTACGCTCTCGGTCTGCCCGTCAGAGGTGATAATAACCTGCTCGGAAGCGGTCTCGCCGCCGCTTACGGCCTTTACCGTCCATGTGCCTACCTTGTGGACTTGGAACTGGTAAGTGCCAGTCGTGGTCGTAGCCGTGTAGGTTGTCTCGTCCAGAGAGCAGGTCAGCGTTGCCCCGGCAGGGTAAGTCACATTGATAGTGGCGGTGAAGTGGTGATAGGTTGCTTCATAGTTCGATACCGCACCTGCAACAGACACCTTCGGGCTGGTGTTCTCAGGCTTGGAATAACCGTCCTCCGCTCCGTACTCGATGTGGTAGGTATGCCCGATAGGGATATTAAAGGAGGTTGTTTTCTGAGTTTTAGTGAGGGTTGCGGTCTTGGTGTACTGCCCGTCCGTTTCGTCTACGCAGGTGATAAGGACACTGGTAAATGCGCTGTCATCGTCAATGGTAATGGTGACATTGGCGGTCTCACCGTTGGCGGGAGTTGCGTTCGCACGGTTGTTCTCATTGCTCGACAGGTTATACACGCCTTGCGTGGAATACGGAAAAGCGGAGAAATAATAGGTTGTCCCCTCTGTGAGACTGCTCACAACATATTCCTCGTTTTCGTATTTGCCGAGGTCTTTATTGTCGACAACCAGCGTACCCTCGGTAGGCTTGGTGGGATAGCTTTCCTCGCCCATGCGAATCATTACGCCGCCGACAGAACAGAGCAGGTTCCCTGTGCTGTCATAGCTGTCTGCGGGTTCCAGAAATTTCAGACCCACACTGGTTTTGGATTTCGCATAAGCGGTGAACGCCCTCATATTGTTAGGGGCTTGCCCAACTTTCTGCAAAATCTGGTCTACAGTCCATTTTGCTTCTGCCCAACTCATTTACTTTACCTCCTCGTTAATTGTCAGACCGTCACCGCTAAAGGTGATCGTCTTCGTCAGGGTCAGCAATTCGCCCTCATACAGCTTTTGGACAATCTTGTCTGCCGAAACGAAGTTAGTCTCGATCTTTTTATTGCCGTAAGTCTCGGTGATGGTCTGCCCGTCTGCGGAAAAAACGGTTTTTCGAGGGTCAAATCCATCGGTTTTTACATCGAGTGAATCAATCTGGTTTTGCAGGTTTCCCGCCACATCTTCACCAAGCTGGTTTTTCACAAACTCAAACCAAGTGTTGAATAGCTGTTCCTGCTGAGTTTCAAAATCGGCGATCTCCTTGCTGTAGTCCGTCTTGATTGTCTGGATAATGCTGTCACCCTGAGCTTCCAGCCCCTCTACATAGGCGGTGAAATCCTCCTGTGTAGCGTCTGCGGTGTCCTCAAACAAACCTTTCTGTGTGGTGAAATAGTTCTGAAAAGCCGTATAGAGGTCAGTGCCGTTCTCCACCATCGACATGAGGGTGTTCAAGGCTTCATTCATGCGGTTGGCTTCTTTTGCGCCAAAAAACGAATTTTCCTTATTGCTGTACACTGTCACATCTTGAAATGAGACAGTCCCGTCACTGTTTTGGACTTCGGTGTATTTTTTCAATCCGCTCCAAGTTGCGTCAGTGTAATTGACAGGTAAAAGCTCCCATGCCATTACAGTTCTCCTCCTTTCGTCCCAAAGCTCCAAGTGAACATTCGTCTGCCCTCAAACTCATTGGTAAGCCTGTCATAGAGATCAAGGATTGCTCCTTCCAGCCGGTTGAGTTCGTAGAAATCCATCACATTTCCGTTGTCAACATAGGTCGGCGGGTTTCCGTAATCCCTGTTTAGGGAGCCGTTGTTCACTGTTTTCAGATTTTCCTCAAGCTGATTGATTTCGTCAGCATAGAAGTAGTCCGCAGGGGTGCGGTCTTCTCCGAGAGAAACGATGGAGAACTCGTCATAAAGGCGGCTTGCCAAATCCCGTAGGTAAGAAAGATTGTTCTTAATACGGTTAAAATCGGTTGCGTTAAACCTGTCCCCTGTGTAATTCCCATCAGAATCAGTAGCCCCGTACCAATCAGTTTTAGGGGTTTGCCAAGCCATATTTCGCACCTCCTACTCTCCGGGCAGTTACCTTGCCCGAAAAACTTTGATTGAAGTTAAGTGTCTGACGGTAGATGTTCACTTTCATGTCCTTGTGGAACTCGTTCTCCTGATACACAATGTCGTTCACATCAATTTCCGGGTTTCCTCTCGTGTCGTACTCATATTCGATACCAGAAGCGTAGTAATCGCCAAGCCACTCAGCGAGGTCGTTCGCCATGCCCATGTCGGACATCATCGGGTTTTCCCATTTGATGGTCTTCCCCCGGTTGTTGAGGGTCTTGACTGCGTACCGCTCTACGATCTTGTACCGATAGCCGTAAATTTCCAAACGATATTTGCCCGTCACGCTGAACTTCACCGTAATATAGTAGTTACCCCAATCTTCAATCGTGACCCCTCCGTCCGTGTCTTCCAGCACTGCCCGGAATCCATACGAGGGTTCCCCGATAAAGAAAGTTTCCACATCACCGGCAGTGACCTCCACATCTTCACCCACAAGATTATCTTCCTGTGTGCCGTTCTGATAGCTGTAGCAGGGGACGATCACTTCCTTAATAAGCTCCTGCTTGATGGCTTTCGGGGAAGAAGTCATGTCTGTCCGGGTCATGGTAAAATCCGTAATATCGCCAAAGCTGAAATTGTTCAGTACAATGCGGTTATACGGCTCTGCGGTTTTGGTGAACTCAATCTCCATGGTGTCGAAATCGTCAAGGTCGATGTGGAGTATCGTAACCCGTTCGATTTCGTCCGCTCCTACTTCATACTCCGTCACAAGCTGACTGTCGTTGAAAGTGCGGATAGTGAACGCCGCAGGTAAGGTATTACCGAACACAAACTTTGCACCATAATACATACAGGCCACTTCCTGCTCAATCGTAACCACAGGGTTGTTTGTAAACAGCCCGTTTTCATCGGAAAGCTCCGCAGAGACGAAACCTGTGTTGAAGCTCTTTCCGCTGAGGTCACGGGGGAGGAAGAACATTTTCCCGTCCGCTGTGGTGTAATTTGTGTTCAGCGAAGCATATTCGTCCTTGACAGTATCGTCCAGAATTTTATCCGCATTGGAGTACACAGCCTGTGTCTTTGCGCTTGCGCTCGCTTCCGGGACGAAATTGGACTTGATCTGGATAGTTCCGAATCTTGTCTGTGTGAGGACGCACCTGCAAGCGTTGGCAATAATCTGCAACGCTTCTTTGTGCTGTACCCTCGGTATAGGGTTTTTCGTAAAAAGCGTTTTAAGCTGAGGGTCGATATAATAATCCGTCAGCCCAGCGTCTTGCAGAACTTTTTCCGTCAGTTCGTAATAGCTCACCCCCGCACTGTTGTACATTCCCTTGTAGTATTCAGAATCCATATTTCTGAAAATATCCTGACAGCGAATCGTAGCGGTATAATCGTCCGATTCCCACTCCGAGCACAACAGCCGGTTCCCTCGAACCCACTCAATTTCCCCTGTTTCCGGGAGCTGATAACCATAATAGATTTCCATTTCCTGCCCGGTCTCAAGGAAGTTGATTGCGGATTTAGGGTTGTCAACATTGAAATAATGGTCGTAGTTTTTGAGCTGTACCGAGAAATCAATCTGCGGCACATCTGCCCCGATGGGAGACACATAGCTCTCAAGGGACGAACTCATAACATCTTGGTTGTAGTACACCAAGCCGTAGCCAAAACGGATAGAGTAGATACGCACCCGGCTTTTCGGGTTTTTCATGGTGTAGAACACAAGTTTCACCTGCGTGGTGTCGGTCAACACTTCCTCGGTGGAGAACACCGCTTGGTCGTTGCCCCGGAACTCAATAACCTGTCCGCTACTGCTCACCATGTCGAAATCAACAGGGTAGTTCTCCCCGAAATTGATGGTGATACCCTTAAAATCGGTTGCTACAATGTTGAGGTTGATCGTCAGCTCGAAGGTCGCTTCGGTCAGTAGCTTATCGCTGATAATCCCGGTGTCAAGGTAAGTGCCAGACTGGTTCTCCCGTGGTAGGAAGAACATTGACCCGTCTACCCGTGTAAAATTTTCCTCAAGCGTGGCGTAAACCGTATCGTCACTTTTTTCACCGAGGACATTTTTGGCGTTTGCGTAATACGCAAAATCCCCGTCCTCAACAGTGGCTTTCGCTTGGGCTTCTTGGTTAATAAGGCCGAAAGAGAGCATGATGTATGCCCTCTCCCGGAGAGAGGATTTCATGCTTTCTTTGTATGCTTTTGAAACCTTTTGCATAAAATCCCTCCTTACTCGCCGCAGTCCACCAGATTCACCTTGCAATTCCTGTAGTGTGTCGGTTTACCGCTACTGTCTGCCCAATAGGGTTCTCCCGTCCTATCGCCGGGGTACATTTTAATGGTCTTCCGGGAATTGGTAACAGGGTCTACAAATGTTACATAGACAAAGAAATTGCTGAGAGCGTTGAGAATCTGCCCCCACTGTTCAGCGGTGAGCCAAGGCCATTCAAGACCGTCAATCTTGTACTGGTCTCGACCTACACGCTGACCCACAACAGAGCCGTTGGCATTTCTGCCAGCGTCTACTACAGTCGTTACTATGGGGTGTACCCCTCGTTTGGGAGGGGGCAATTCATAGCCGTTGATTGCGATATAGGACATATCCCGCACCTCCTTACTTCACGAACACATAACCATTGGCCTTGCGCTGAGTGGTTACAGCGTCAGTGACAGTACGGTTTCCGATCTGTACAATGGTTTGTTCGTTTTTGTCAGCCTGTCGGCGCATATCGTCTGCCATCTGAGACAGCGTAGGTTCGATATACTCCCTGTAAAATTCCTCCATGCCCTCTTTGAAGCCGGTAACGGAGAAATTACGGCTACTTGTCACATCAGCGGACACCGACTTGGAGAAAGAATCGCTGGTGTAGTACTTGAGAGCGGAGGTGTCCACCGCAAAACGCATGACGGGGCTTACGCTGGTGAAAGAGTTTGCCCAAGTGTCCACAACGCTCTTAGTGGTGCTTCCAAGGTTCATAATGCCAAGATTGTAGCCAAGCACCGTATCTTCACCAATTCGCATGAACACTTTAGACGGGGAATTGGAATCCAACGCCGCCTTGTATGCGTTCTTAGCCGCATTTGCCCATTTGCGCATATAGGAAGCAGTAGTAGAGTAAAAATCGTTTATGCCAGCGTTGAACCCGTTCACCACATCTTTGCCGATGTTGTAAAACGCACTGTAGGAAGCGATCTCACTGAACCACGACTTCACATTGCTCGCCCAAGAAGTCATGCTGGACTTGGAACTGTTGTAGGAGGTTGTAATCCCACTGCCAAACCCGCTGACAATATCCTTGGCGTAGTTCTGGAAGGTATTGCGGTTTACTGCACCGTACCCCTCCCCGGTGAACCACTGCTTCACATTGGAAGCCCATGTTGTTACGCTCGACTTAGAGCTACTATAGGAACTGGTGATACCAGAAGCGAACCCGGACACAATATCCTTGGCGTAGTTCTGGAAAGTGGTACGGTTGATACCTCCGTAACTACTCTGTGTGAACCAGTTCTTTACATTGTTTGCCCAAGCGATCATGACAGACCGGCAGGTCTCCGCACTGCTGGTGAGCTGTGCTTTGAACCCCTCTACCAAGTCTCTTGCCGCATTTTTGAAATCCCCGGACTTCGACTGAATACCGTCCACAAATCCGGTGACAAGGCTCTGCCCGACTTCCTTCATGTTGACGAACATACCCGTAGACAGCTCTACATTGCTGTCACACAGATTTTCAATCTGAGTGAGGAGGTCTTTGTATTCCTGCAACAGGTCTGCGGCAGTCTGCAACTCAGGAACGGCGATTTCCAGCTTGTCGTTAAGGTTTGCGGTCTGATTGGAGATATTTTCCACATCGTTCGCCAGTTTCTCAATCGGGTCTTGTGTGAACCAGCCAATGATCGTGTCAATCGTTGCGCTCAGGCCAGCGATAGCGGAAACTTCCGTGTACCGAACGACCTGTCCTGCGAACTCTGTCATAAAGTCCACAAAATCGCTCATATTGCTGGAAAGACCGGGGAGCTTTTCATTCAGTGCCATTAGCGGAGGGTCAAGCCGGTAATTCAGCTCGTCTGCCACTGCGACCAAGCTCTCTACAAAGAGGACAAACGCCGCCGCAAGCTCCACGAGCAGTGCCGTACCAAGGCCGATTGCCAGTGGCAACAAGCCAGCGGAAGCGACCGTAGCCGCACCAAGAGCCGCCGTGACAACGCCGATTGCGACCAGTAAACCAGTGCCGACACCGATTGCGGTAGCAATACGCTCACCGTTGTTCAGCACAGGCTCCCACGCTTGTCCGATCTCGTCCAAGCCTTTGCCAATCACCCAAATTTCAGCGATAAACAGGCCAGCGGCAACGCCGAGTTCCAGCAGGATAGCCGTACCGATACCGATGTTCACTGCAATGGTCGCACCGCCAGTGCCGAGAGCGTAAGCCGCCAAGCCAACTGCGCCTAAAATAGCCGCACCAAGACCGATTGCGGTTGCTACAGTCTCTCCATTGGCAATAACAGGCTCCCATGCGATACCGACCTGTTCCAGCTCCATGCCCATCAGTGCGATTGCGCCCACAATGAGCAGTGCCGCCGCAGAAACTTCCGCAATAACCGCAAGCCCCAACGCAAGGTTCTTCGCAAGAGACACGAGCTTGGGGGATAAGCCGGTGTTGATGGTGTTGTCCAGCTTAGAAGTAGTATTAGTGACCGTTTCAAAAGCTTGTTGTGCCGCCTGTCCAGCGTTTGCACTGTCTTTCAAAGCGTCCAGCTTTTTAAGGGTGAGAATGAAGCCGCCAGCCATCATCAAGGCTCCTGCGACAACTTCTATCATATCAACGCCAGACCAATCACCAGTGCGGATTGCTTCAATGAAGCCTTTGAGATTGTCCACAATAAGAGTTGCACCAGAGATAATCAAACCGATACCGCCGAGCTGGGTGTTGCCGGTCAGCAGACCCAAACCGCTTAGGAACAAGCCAAGGTTTTTCACCAAGAACAACGCATTGTCCCAGTTTATTCCATTGTTCACCATGTCGCTGATAGCGGAAACGATACCAGAAAGCCCAGAGATTACCAGCATTGCCCCAGCCATCTTGATATTGCCGAACAGGAGAAACGCCGCACCGAGGGCTTCCGCAAAGCCGCTGATTAGCTTGGTGACATTGGTGAAATTGGGGCCGTTTGCCATGATGTCTTGAATGGCTTCCTTCATGGTGTTCCATGCGTCCAAGAACAGCCCCAGCCCCGCAATTTTGAAGCCGATACTGCCTACGATGTTAAAGCCTTTCATGGTGGACAGCCATTTCAAGAAGTCTTGAACACCCTTGGCGATTTTCCACGCAAGGAACGCCGCACCAATGGCAAGCACACCGGCGAGGATTTCGTCAATGTTGTCCCTCACCCAATCAAGGAAGGGCTGAATCTTCGCCATGATCTTGTCAACCTGTTCGTTCACTGCGTCTGCGATAAAGTCATAGGTTGGGAGGTCAAAGCCAAGACCGCCGCCACCAATGCCGCCAGCACCGCCAGCTCCACCGCTTGCGCTATCGTCAGGAGGGGAGATAACATTCAGTTCATCAATACCAAGGAGTGCGCTTTTCAGTTCTTTCGCCTTTTTAGAAGCGTCCCCCAAACCGTCAGCGGCTTCACCCGCTCCGCTTGCTACACCGCCGATTGCGTCCGCTCCCATGTCGAACTCTGGAATCGAAACGCCGAAGAACCCGGCGATAATCTCAGCGACCATGCGAATTGCTTTCGCCAGTGCGATTGCGTATGGCAGAATCGCTTTCAAAACCGGGAGGAAAAGGTTGCCTAAAGCACGAGTAGCCTGTTCTACCTGCGCTTGCAGGATACGGAGCTGGTTCGCAGGTGCTTCCAGAGTACGAGCCATATCGCCCTGAGCGTTCGTAACCTGTGTCATAATAGCGTAGTAACGCAACTCAGCTTTCTCAGCCTGAGTCATGCTCATAACACTTTTATCAATACCGAGGTTGTACGCTTCCTGTTGCAGACGAGCTACAGACAGGTCATAACCAAGTCTGCGAAGCGGCTCAAGTTCGCCAGATATACCAGACTCTAACTTTTGGAAAGCGTCAGCAGTACTGATATTGAAGAAGGAAGCCAAATCGTAGGTGAGCTGAGTAAGATTCTTACTCATGGTGTATGCCCGGTCACTTGCAACGCCGAAGCCCTCAGTGATTGTCATGAAGACACCCTGATTACGCATCCACTCTCCGGGGTTAATGCCCATGATTTCCCCAACCGCTTCCGCATACTGCCGGGCTTCTTCCGCATACTGCCCCATAGACACATTGAACAGGTTGAGGTTTTCGATGTAGCTGTTCGAGTCAGTAATCCAGCTTGCGATAACACCGGCAATTCTTCTCATGCCCATGTACGCCAAGCTAATCTTTGCGGCAAGGTTCACATAGGATTTCCCAAGCACTGTATTGCTTGCGGCAAGGTTTGTATTACCTTTGAGCAACCGCTGAATTTTTGCAGGAAAAGCTGAGAAGCCAGCCGCCACCTTCTCCATCTGCGTAGCAAGCGGTGTAATGGCAGTGGCAACCCGGTTACACTGGTCTGCGAAAGAATCAAGGTCTGTCTTTCTCAGCGACTCTGTTACAGTGTCAATCTGAGGGGCGATTTTTACGAGCTTATCCAGCCCGGAAGCCAGAGAGTTGAACCCGGACTTTTGAACACTCTCCAAAGGCTTGAGAGCGTCCACAAGACCCTGCACCTGCTCTTTAGCAAGGGTCAGCCCAGTCAATCCAGAAACGCTTTGGCTGAATTTTTTTAGGGAGTTCGATAATGCGCCAAGGCCAACTCCGCCTTTGCTCACAGGAGCAGTAGCGGCTTTCAACCGCCTTAGAGACTCGGAAAGTGCGTCTATGCCGCCAACGGCAGATGTAGAATTAGACTGTACTTCAAGTTCCAACTGCTCGATTGTCGTAGACATACTGCTCACTTCCCTTCAAACTTTTTATTGTGGCTAACCATGAACCCTTCCATCATTTTCTTGCCCTTGTCGTACACACCCTTGGCGTGTTCCTCCTCTCGGAGTTCAACTTGTTTCTCAGTAAGCGCATAGGCTTCTGAGAGGTACGGAACAGGCTTTGCGCCTTTTTTGGCAAAAGCGTGTAGGATTGGAGACACCCGACACAGAGCGTCATAGAAATACGCACCCTGTAGCCACATTTCCTGATTTCTGCGGTTCATTCTGAGTTCTTCTGCTTTTCGGTATGCCGCCACAAGCATACAGTCTTTGTCCCAATACTGTTCCTCGGTCATACCGATAGCGAGGTAGTGGGGAAACAACTCATTAAATTTTTCTGTGTAAGTGGAGAGGGGAGCAGTGGCAGAACTACCACCACTCCCCTCAGTGGAGGACAGCGATCCACTTACCAAGTCGCTGTCCAGTCCAAGTTTCCCTCGGCTTTCTCAGGCTCCTCTACCAGAGCCAGAATCGGCTCGTTATACATTTCTGCGAGCTTGCCGATAAGGTCTTCCTTCTTGGTAAGTTTGGAATAGATGTCATTGATAATGTCTTCCTTGACGAAACGATGATGGGCGAGGAACGCACCTGCAAACAACGCAGGGAGCGTAGTCATAGGCTTCTCGGTGATGTCAGAAGCGATAAAGCCCTTCTTCTCCATTTCCGCAACCGTTCTGCGGGTAAATTCCAGCGTGTAGTCCTTGCCATCATAGGTGAAATTCAACTGCTTTGCCATTTTTCTGTCCTCCTGTTAAATCTTACTTAGTCCTCAGAAGCCATAGTGATAGGCGTAGAGGGAGCGATAGTGACGGTCATGTCCACAACTTCGTTGACACCGCCGCCAACCGGGAATACGGAGAGCTGACCCGTGAACTCAAACTTACCGTCAGTGCCGGTAGGAGTCAGAGTGCCGCCCTCGCCAGTGCCGCCGAACCAAACCGCAAACTCGCACTCCTGACCCTCAAGGGCTTTCAGCTTGGTAAAGTCCTCTTTGGTGTAGTTCGCTGTGAACTCAAGAGCGTCAAGAGATTGGACACCCGGAATGTAGGTCTGCATATTGTCAGACAGGGTGGTGGTTTCCAGCATTTCGGGCGCACCGCCGAGATCGGGAAATTCCTTAATGTCAATCAGCTTCTCATAAGTGGAAGTGGATTTCTTCATCAGGAAAATCTTGTAAGTAGAAATCGCCATGATTCATTACCTCCTGTAAATTGTCTTTTCTTTAGAAATCACAGCCCGGTATCTGCCGAGCATACGATAGATGGTCGCATCGTCTTGGTTGGGAACAGGCTCAAGCATGGTTCTGGTAAAATTCAGCCCCATCAGGATTTCATCAATGAAACCGGCGATTTCCTTACACTCAGCCTTTTTCCCTTTTGTGCGGTTGGAGTAGACATTCAGTTCATACATGACCGCAACATGGTTTTCCTTGCTTTCTGTGGTCTGCGTGTTGCGGAAAGTAGCGTTATCCACTTCCACGAGAGAAGCGCAAGGGAAAGAAGAAGGGGTTTTGGCATATTCGCCGGTCATAAAGATGTCCGGGTACTGATCTTGCACTTTTGCCGAAACCTCATTGAAAATCTCTGTTTCCATGTCGATCATCTGAACACCTCCCTCGCAATATCCGCAATTTCATCACAGACGGTTTTCACCGCATTGTACATAGGCATAATGGCAGGAGTACCATGTGTCAGGCGTAGTTCTCCGTTTTCATAGAACCCCCATGTCTGCCGCTTGCCCATGCCTTTGCCGTAACCGCCAATCGTGAAACCAAGCTCAGAACCTTTCGGGTGGGGAGAGCTACCGGCTGAACCGTTGTGATACACACCTGCGCCAAACTCCACCCAAACAGCGTCCTCGCCAGCGGCGATAACGATTGAGACATTCTCCCGTTCGTCAATGGAAACTTGTACCTCGGCTGTCCTTGCGCCGCCGCTCTCATTGGTGAGATCGTCCACAACAGCACCGTTAAACCCGCTCTGTGCAAGGTTCGCAATCCGTTCCGCAACTTTGGTACGAAGAAGTTCCGTTTTGCGGATAATCTCTCGCTTGTATTGCTCAAGCTCTTTGATAGCCCTGTCGATGTCTTTTTCTGACAGGCTGATACGAATGACCTTTTTACCCACTTACGCTCACCTTGCTTATCGCCAGCGACACCACATTGAGACTTTTAGCGACCTTTTTCACGATGTAATCATGAGGAGTAATAACCTCGCCCTTTTCATTCACCGCAAGATTGCCCTCCTCGTCCAGTTGTGGTGTGCGGTCAACCCAAAGCACAGCGTATTCGTCAATCGGGGGAGCGTCACCGTCCATGACGATCACCTTGTCATAGGACTCGTTTTCCCCAAACTGCCGGGTCTGTGTTTCTCCCTTTGCCGCTGAAATGTTGGCGAAAAACTCTGTAGGCTTGCCATGCTGAACTTCGTACTCGCCGGTCACATTCCCATAATCATCTGTAATAGGAGTTTTGCCCTCATACAAGGCGTAATGGAATTTGACTTTGTTTCGGTTCATACACTTCATCGAATCACCCCACAAGCGGGAATGACCGCTTTCAGCATGGAGGGAGGAACATCACCATTTTCATAGCTCCTCGACACACCATTCTCGGTGTGAGAGGTCTGTCCCTCAGCCCCACGCTTATTCAGCATATACGCCGCAATTTCCACTTGAAGGTGTGCGTATTGCGCCGGTACTTCGGTCACATCGTTCTGATACGGATAGGCTTTCGCAAGAATCTTGCTTCCCGCAAAACTGAGGTAGGTGGACAACACTTCGTCAGAGTCAAAACTTCCTACCATGGCCTTGAGAGCGGTCAGCTTTTCTTCCTGAGTCATGTTGTCGCACCTCCATTCAGCTTAGGCAATCTCGTAAAAGCCCTCGGACTTCGGGTTGGTATCGGGAGTCCCCACCACATAACCATTGCCGACCTTCTTGTAGTAAACCTTATCAGGCGTTACAGAAGTGTCGGAAGTGAGAGTAGCAGTACCCTTGTGAATTTTTACCGCCTTGGTCTCGTCAGTCAGAGCCGCAAGGTAGTACTTACGGGAGAAGATAGTATTCTTACGAATATTAGCGTCCCCGGAATCACGAGGGGGCTGTTCGACCTCAGTACCCTTCTTGTTGAACAGGGTAACGGCTTCACGGGTGGCGATAATAATATCACCGGGGGTTGCGTCCTTCTTGGTGTACAGGTTTACACCGGCAACCGTACCGACATAACCGTTCACAGCGAACTTCTCAACATACTGCAAGGTGTCTTTCAGAGCCTTACGAATGTCAGCCATGTCAGACGCACACACGAAAGCGAAGATAGACACACCCTCAAGGTTCTCAAGGTTCAGTACGCTCTGAGCGTCAGCAAAACAGTCAAAATTGAAGCCGGTGGTGACAACAACCTGAGTGGCTTTCTTGAACTCGCCGTAGATGTCCTTGTTGACGGTGTTGAACATATCCGTACCCATGTGGCGAACACCGACAGGCACCAGCATGGGGTCAGTCATGGCCTGTTCGTCATAGTACTCGAAGCGGTTCTGAGCAAGCAGAATCTTGTACTCCTCCGGGGTGTAAGTGACCTCGATAGACTTGGTATTACCCTTAGTCATTTCCAGCTTTTCAGTGCCATCGGTGGCCTTGTAGACATTGATCTTGCGAATCATGCCGGCCTGTCCCACAAGGGAGTTATCCACAGTGCAAAACTGTTGCAGATCAAGGTGGGAATTGTACTGGTCTTCAATCTCATTGGAGAGATAGAAGTTATCATAAATCTTATGCGCCATTACTCTTTACCTCCATAAAGTTCTTTGTATTCCTCCGGGTGTTCCTCAGAGAATTTGTGACGCTCCATCGGGTCGAGTTTTCGGAACTTTTCGAGCGTCATGGTCTTGGAATCCCCATCGGGAGTAGGTTTCGGTGTATTCTTGAGAGCTTCCGCACGAACCTTCTTCTCAAAAGAAGTCAAGTGCTTCTGCTGATTGGCGAACACTTTCTCAGAGTCACCATCGGCCATAGCTTCTGCTGTTTCATCGGCAAGAGCTTCCTCATAGCCGAGAGCGACCAGCTTCGCCTTGTTTTTGGCGATAACGGATTCACGCAGGAGCTTGTCATACTTGTTTTGAAGCTCCTCCCGCTCCTCCTGCTCCTTTTGCTTCTTCTGTTCGTCCTCAGTCATTTTCTCTCGGAGCTGTTTCTTGTAGCCAGCGGCTTCGCTGTTGCTCTTGGAGAGGGCATTTTTCAGCCGTTCGATTTCAGCGGAATTGTCTTCCGGGACAGTCACCTTTTCCAGAGCGGCTTCGACCTCCTCAAAAGTCATACCCTCTTTGTAAGCGTCCCCAAGCACTTCTTTAAGGTTCATACTGGTTTCCTCCTTGCGTTTCATAGGTAGTTCACTCTACACTGATTTCTGTTTGAAGGGTTGTCTCCCTTTTGCGTTTTAAGGTGTTCCCTCACCATAACAAAGCGAAAATCGCTTTAATTATTCGTCTTCCTCAGAACCATTCGGATTTCCCGAATTGTTTGGATTGATTTGCGCCGCCATCTGCTGTTGAGCCAGTTTTTCCTGCTGTTCCTCATAGTAATTCATACTCAGGGTGTAGGCTCTCTCAGGGTCTACGAACAGGCCGCTATGCTGGAACGCCAGCAGAGGGTGAATTTTTGGCTGTTGTAGCATGGACACCAATACTTGAGACTTGCTCTGAATGTTCTCATAATTGCGTCTGGTGAACTGCAACTCGATGTCCTTCAAGCGAAGATTGATATTCTCAGACAGGTCACGACAGATACGAAGTACCAGTTTGAGCATTTTCTTCTCGGCTTTTTTGAACATATGCTCACTGTCTTTAGCCCTCGCTTCCGCAAGAGACCAGCCATCACGCAGAAGCACCGCCGCACCAGTGTCAGAAGTAGAACTGCCGCCGTTGCGGTTTGGCATACCGCAGATAGTAAGGACAGCGTTATACAGATCGTCTTTGAGCGTCTGTGTCTGCCCCTGATTTAGTTCTTTCACCACGAGATCAACATCAATGTTCCCGCCGTTATCGTTGGGCGGCACAAGAATTGCCCCCTCCTCAAGAAATTCCTTGAACTTCTCCTTCTCAATGTGGCAACCAATGAATTTCCAGAACGCTTGAATAAACTGCTCTACACCGTCCATGCGGTTAGACTCCACATTGTTGATTGCGTCCAGAAGGGGCAAGACGATTTCAAAAGAACCAAGCCGAGCATTGTTTGCCGGGTACTCAAAAATAGGAATCATATCCAGCGCATGAGGTTTGGACTCCTCTCGGTTGATGATGTCTCCGTCAATCAGCCAATAGTAATTTTCGGTGTAGACCGAATAATGTGTGACTTCGTTCTCGTCTTTGCTGTATTTCACTGCCATCAGCGGTTTGTTTCCGATTTCATTGGAATACACAACGAAAGTGTCACGGGGGTCAAGCGTGTACATTTCAAATGGGGACTCGTCTTCCTCGCCGGGTTCATCGGGCAGAACCAGACGGTAGGCCGTTCCGCAGATCATCTGCCACTCTACAATCTCTTGGTCTTGCGTGGCTTTGTCCTCTGCGAACATCAGCTCATTCAGAGCGGTAATCCCCTTGGTGACGCTCTCGTCAGTGCTTCTGCCAATGTACTGAATCGGCTCACCGCAGAGATAGCCAACCTTGAAGGAGACAATCTCGTTCGCCCGGTTCTCCACAATCCTATTGCAGATTTCGGGACGGACATCTTTCACCCGGTTCAAAATCGGCTGTTTGCCCTTGTAGTAATTCCACAGGTAATCAATCTCACTTCGGTTGAAATCATGGTCGGAAAGTGCTTTTTGCAAAACTGCGACCACATTCTCGTCCGTAATTTCTTTCACGCTGGACTTGATAACCCGTCTGCCACTCATTTGTCTGGTTTCGCTCACCGGCTTGGAAGTGTCGATTACATTTCCCAAGATTGTCCCTCCTTCCCTCAAAAATCAAAAAGGCGCATGACTGTTTGTAGGGCTTTCGCCATACTCGCAATCATGCGCCAACTTCACACTATATTTTTTCGCCTATATTATAGCATTTTAATTCTTGAAAGTCAAGTTATAATTCTTCTTTTAAGAATTTATTGTTGAAAATCTGGTGGAAATTGTGAATTACCATGGACGCTTAAATACCTCCACATTCCGCCCGTTCAAACTTTGTGCGTATTCTGCCAGCATTGCCATACCGTCAGGGACATCATCGTGCTTGTTTTTACCCGCCATCGTATAGGAACAGAGCATATCCATCATTTTTCCGTAATCAGATTTTCTCTGGTAAAGAGAAGAATCTTTGAACAAACAGTGCTCCTTAACCCATGCGCTGTTCACAATGATTTTGGTTTCCTTATTGGCAGTGGTGAACTTGGTGGTGATGTGAGTGATACCGCCTTTTTTCTTTACTTCTTCCTGTATCTTCTCGGCAACTCGCCGACCTGCGGAATTAGACTCAAACCGGCAGGATTTCACCTTGTCTCGGACAAGGATTTCCGTCAGCCGAGCGTCTACAATATTGGGCAGACCGTTATCACAAACGCAATCGTCAATATAGTAGTCATGCCCATACACATAGGCCACCGGCAGGAAAGCATAGTCAGCCCCCTTGTCCTTTGTGTCGCAGATACCAATAACTGCGTCAGGGTCTTCCTTTGGAAGCTCAAAATAACGGCGAAGCTCGTCCTCAGAGTAGACAAGACCTTCTCGCTCAATCGGCTCGTTCATATACAATGCTCGCCAGCTCACATCGTCCATGATGTTTCTCTGCTCACGGTAGAAACTCGTGCTGAACCCGGCACCGTAAGCGTAATCAAAATTGGACTCGTCATTCTCGTTAAGAGCGGGAATCACGATGAACTTTGCCCGATCGCTGTCGATATACTCCCGCTCAAGCCGCCCAATGACATCGTGGACAGACCACCGTGTTGCAATGTGAAGCTCCTTGCAGTGGTCTCCGATTTTACGCTGTCTCAAGTCCGTGGTGTAGGTCTCCCACAGCTTGTCCAGACGCTCTTTCGACAATGCCACCTCGATACCAGACACCAAATCGTCACAGTAGAGCAGGGTAGCGGCACGATACAGACCAGCGTTGCCGGTTCCGATGGAGGTGAACTCCAAAGTTTCAAAACGCTGTCTCTTGTCGAGATCAATACGGCAGTCCTTTGCGTTAGTGTTGGACACCTTTACATTGGGGAAAACATCATGCCAAAGGTAATCGCCGTTTTCGTCCATAATTCGCAGACATTCATCATAAACGCCACGCACAAAAGAATTGGAATGTGAACCTGTCAGCATGGGTTCATTGGGAATTTTCCCACCAAGCCAAGTGAGGTAGAAAATCGCAAGGGTGGTCTTACCGCTACCGGGAGGGAGGGAAACCGCCAACAAGTCAAGTTTATCGTCTGCCAGCTCTTGCAGAGCGTCCACCACCTGCTTCAAAACCTTACGGCGAGGAGGGTAAAACTTCTTGTCAGGCTCCCGGTTCCATTCCACATAGAGCAGATAGCAGTCAAAATCGTAAGGGGCGGCGGTAAGGCAAACCCTCCTGTGCAGGTCATAGATCAATCGCACCTGTTCCCCGGACATAGACCTGTCACGCATGGCTCTCTCACATTCAGCAGAGAGGAGCTTCAAAAACTTCACAGCGAGAGCGGTGTCGGTTTTCATTGCTTCCTTGCTCATGTAATACAGGTCTTCCATAGATTGATAGGCATGACCCGTCCTCACTTTTTCATAAATCGTATCAAGTAGATTTCGCATAAATACCTCCAAAAGAAAATGGCGCATGACCGTTTGAGCTTCACGCTCTCGCAATCATGCGCCATTTAATAATCTGGTTTATACCTTCCCGTCAATAATGGATTGTAACTTCGTTCCAAGCTCAAGCCATTTCGGGTGAACCTTATTCGCAATAAACCCGTTGCTTTCAATGTGACAGCTATATCGTTCGCCGTTCTTCGTGAAGATTTGCAGGAAAAAGCCCTCGCCCTCGTTGTAGTAGGTCGTTTGAGATTTCGACCCCGCCGAAGCCGCTCCAACGACAGCACCGACACCACCTGCAATCGCCCCGCCGATAATAGCTCGTGAGATAACGCCCCGGCTCTTGGTTTGCGTCTGCGCTTTCTGCACCACATTCTCCACGATGGAGTACGAGCTGATTTCATCATAGGGGACAAGGTACTTGATAAACCACATCACACGGTTATCATCACTGAACATGATGTTCTCGTTCGGCGCATACCCGCTGAAACTTTTGAAAATCTGACAGCTCTCAAACAGCTTCGCTTGGGCAAGAGCTTCCCTTGCCAAGTCAATCTGATACTGGTCGGGCTTGCGCTTGCTCAGAAGCTTGTCGAGCTTCTTCTGAGCCTTTTCGATGTTCTTGGTATTGTGAAAATTATCATATCGCCCCATGGTCATTCACTCCTCTCAAGTAGTTAAAGTAGTTGTTTTTCGGTTTTTCCGTAAACTTTTACTTAATACGCGCATACTATGAAAAGTTATACGCAAAACATGATTTTCCACTACTTTAACTACTTCTCCTGCTAATTTCATACTGCTTGCATTTGCGAAAGAATGTGGACGAGGACATACCAGACTCCCGGATTGCGTCCTTGAGAGCGACCTTTCCATCTGCCCAAGCCTTTGCTACTGTGAAGAACTTTTCGTTGGCAGGAATGGGTTTGCGTCCTTTGTATTTTCCCTCAGCTTTGGCGATTTCAATTCCTTCCCGCTGTCTTTCCAAAATGCTTTCCCGTTCAAACTCCGAAAGAGCCGCAAACACCGTCAGCACAAATTTTCCCTGTGGTGTGCTGGTGTCAAAATTCTCCTTGTCCGACACAAGATTCACACCATGCTCTGTCAGCGTTGCTACAGTAGAAAGCAAATCTCGTGTGCTTCTGGACAGGCGGGAAAATGACTCCACATAGAGCGTGTCCCCATCACGCAGAAAAGAGAGCATTTCGTTGAACTGCGGCCTGTCCGTGTTCTTGCCACTGCGCTTCTCTTGATAAATCTTCTCCACACCAAGGGATTTCATCAATTCCATCTGTCTCGCCGGGTTTTGTTCTGCGGTGCTCACTCGTACATAACCGACCTTCATGTACTCACCTCCCCCCGCTTCAATTAGACAACTGTTGCAGGAAAGCGTATAAGTTGACTTTACCCTCTATCCAGACAACATCATCTGAATCCTTTAGATAAACCGAATACACTTCATTCGGGTGTTCAAATATTTTTATGATCTTACTTTTTGCTTTCTTTGTTAAAATAACTCCCATTACTTTTCACCCCGCTTCACATAGGTAAATTCGATATCATATCCGAGAGCTTCCATAATCTCAACAAAGGTCTTGTTCAACAGACCGTCCTTGCGCTTGATGATACGATTGACATACTGACCTGTCGTGCCGATTTTCTCAGCAAGGTTCAGTTGGTTCATGTTGGATTCAAGGCATTTGACTTTCACATCAAGTTCGATATTGTTTAATACCATAATGCACCTCCGTTGTCTTTGTAGGATTAGTATAGC